TCATCTTTCTTAATTTAGATTTAATTTCACTAACGGTTACAGAATCACTAGGTAATTTTAATAACCTAATTTGACCTTTAGACCTTTCTTTGGCTTCATTAACTCTTTTTTCAACCTCTTCAGGAACTTCTGTTTGGTCGTCTGGCGCAATCCCAGACCAAATTGTAAAATGCTTTCTTTTAATATTATTGACGTTATCCTCAAAAAATATTTGAACAACATTAAAATCATTATTAAACGCTGCGTTCGCAAACTTGGTTAGTAACGTTGTTTTACCAGTACCTGTTGGTGCTAATACCACACCTAACTCACCTCTACCTAGACCACCCTTTAATAAGTTATCAACGCCCACAACACCTGTTGGTATAGCGGTTCTACAATCTTTTTGTAATGCCGACATGACATCGTCAAAAATATCTGTCATATCATGATCAATCACACCAACCTGTAGTGCTTTTTGAATAATATTTTCAATTCTTTTGTATGCTTCAAATTCACCGTCATTAGTTATCGCCTCAACTTCTTTTAATGCTTTCTTTAACACTTGTTGTTTACAGAAATTAAGGGCACTGCCTTGAATGTGCAATGCATCGTTAATTTCTATAGTTTGAATATCACTTAATGTGTCAATAATAACTTTAGAAGACGATGAACCTTCTTTTGTTTCAATTAAAATTTTATTTTTAATAGTTTCATAAGCTGGTATTGAATTTAAGGTTATATACAACTCTTTAATATGTTCCATAATCACTCTAAAATACACACCATCAAAGTAGTTGCTTTCGATAACTTCAACAATTGAATCACCGAATTTTTTATCTTCAATAATTGTTTTTAATAATGATTGTTGGAATCTAGGACCCAAATAACCAAAATTCATTTCTTTCGACATAATCTTTTTTTTTAAATTAAATTAAATAACTATATCTTACAGTTCATACTGTAGATATACCGTTTCTAGGTCTTCTCTTGACATTATGTCAGTTAAATCAGATAAAATTCTTCTCAAATTTGGTCTAATGTCAACCGAGTATCTCACTTTTGGATGGAACACACTCGCAAGGAAAATCCTTTCAATAAATACATCGTTACCTTGTTTCACTTGTAACAAAAAGTATTGTTCTTCGGTTTCTTTTGGGTCTTCCACGTATGTCGAATTCAGGATATAATTTTGATTTTCAACCAAATAATTGGAACTTTTTATTTTTAAATCCTCACTAATTTCTACACAAATATCTTGTATATAATAGTGCAGGTCCATAGACCGTCTACTAACTGGGTTATAGTCGTGGACATTAAAAAATCTTTGGCAGATGATGTTATTGTCCAACGTCAAAAGGAATTCAAATTTGTTTTGTTCTTGGATGTTCATGTTTTAAATTTTAAATTTTATTATTTTTTTATTTTTTTCTTTTCTGGTTAACCTCAGAAAGGGGTTTAGAAATTTTATCCAGGCGTCTTCTTGTTTGGGTAATACGGTGAACATCCCGTCATCCATCATCATTTTCATAGTATTTTTATATGATCGCCCTTCGGAATCCAATGTTTCATTTATTAAGTCAAGTATTTGCGTTTTCGCATCATCAGTTAATATTGGTTCCGTTAAATCAACTATTTTTTCATTTGTTTCGAAAAATTCTTCACCTAGTACCCCTAATTTGCTAACACCAGTAAGTAAATTCTGTAAGGTTTTGTTGTGTTTATCCACTTGCCATATTTCTTCTGCTTTAGTTCTAACCTCGTTAAGTGTTAAAATTTTTGTTTGCATTTCAGGAAATAACCCAATCATCCTTTTCAGTCCTAAGTTTCTAATACCAAATATGTTATCAGATGGGTCTCCGCACAGCATTTTTACAATTTTAACATTTTCAATTAAGATTGTTTCATGGTCGTATTCAATATTATCCCCTGGTTTATATATTTTGCCATGTGCTGGATTATATAAATCAGTATCAACTGAAACTAATTGTGCTAAATCCCTATCTGATGAATAGATGATTTTTTTCTCTTTGGGTGAATTTTGTGAATAATAGGCAATACAATCATCTGATTCGCAATTTTGATATTCGCCTTGGCGTACGTATAACTCTTCTAGATATTGTTTAATTCGAACTCTTTGATAACCGTATGAACTTTGTGCTTCATCCGTCCATCTGTTACTTCTTCTTGTGTCTTTGTATAAGTGGTAAATTTTTTTCCGAGTGGCGGCACTGTCGGCACCATCCCAAAAAACGCATATCTTGTCTAGGTGGTATGTCTCAAATGATTTTCTAAGAGTATTGAGAAAATGATAAATTCCTCCAATATGTTTTCCCTTATAGAAGTAATTTTTGACACCAAAAAAACCAATCGTAAGTAAATTGTCACCATCAACAAGCAGTACAGACATTTAAAATTTAAATTATAATGTTAAAAAACTATTCCTCTTCTGTGACAACTTTTAGTTTAGAAATTTCGTCAATACTAACTTCTAATCTTTCACTAATATAGTTACCATAATCTTTTTTGTATTCTTCAATACTTTTCTTCTCTTCTGGTTCTGACTTACCCGGCATAAAACCATGTGCTGTAACAATAATCTTACCATCCTCATATCCTAAACCATTTACGTGGTTTTTCATAATTGAGATTTTAGTTCTTACAGCCATTTTAACTTTTCTACCATCTTTAGTGATAGCAATCTTAGTTGTGCCGGCATTTTTTTCATTACCAAAACGGAAAACTAATGTTGAGTTTAACCAGATGGCTTCGCCACCTTTAGCTTTAATTTTAGGTTGACCAAATGGATTATCTGGTAACTCTACCCAAGGTTGGTTTACTATAATTAGTGTGTTTGTAAATTTCTTATCACTTCTTCTTGAACCTGAAATTCTTTGATTAATTCCTTGACCAATTTTATCTGATAATACTCTGGCGTTATGTTGTGCACCACCTTTACCATCAAAAGTCATCTTACATGGAACTGACCCTACCGAATCCCAAAGGAAACATAAATCGTAATCCAATTCACCTTTATCTTGTGCATCTAATAATTCACCAATATAATCAGTAATTTGTTCAATGTATTCAAAGTGATTGTTAAATAAGAAAAATCCATCAAATGTCTTATCTCCAGTTTCCTTGTCAATGCTTTCTTCAACTTCAAAACCCATAAGTTTTGCGTGTGGAAAATCCCATTTTTGTTCTGTAATGATAAACACTGGTAATATACCTTTCTTTTGTGCATCTACCGCCGTTTTTACCAATGCTGTTGTCTTACCAGTATCAGAATGCCCTAGAAGCATGTTTAAATGCCCCATAGCTGGTCCAGGTATACCTACTGCGTCTGAGAATGCGTCACCAAGATCAAAGAATCTATCTGGCTTAAATGACGCCTCTTTTGAGAATTTTTTCTTTATTGCTGAAAAATCGTTTTTCTTAATTGCCATAATATTTTTTTTTAAAAAGAGGGACCCTTGTCTCCCTTAGATTAAAATTTGACAAGGGCCCTCAACATCTTAATTAGAACGGTAAATCTTCGTCTACCTCATCAGTGTCTTGTGGATCAACTAATTTCTGTGTCTCAGTCGCTCCCAAGTCAACTTGTCCGTCGTCACCATAAACCCATTTCTTCTCTTCAGTGTTCCATTTTGGGGTATAACCCTTAGCAACACCTTCTAGATATTCTTCTGGCTTTTTAGAGTACGCGTCTGCCCATGTTAAATCATCCATTAACCATTCTGTTGCTTGTCCTTCGTTTGTACTGATTGGACTAGCATCATCTGGGAAAATTGATGAAATGGTTGTGTATTCTCCGCCACTTGGCTTCTTAGTTAATGTTAATGAAATAACTAAGTCACGACCATTTTTAGGGTCTGTAATATCGCCCTTATTGCGCATGATTGGCACAATTTTATCTAGAGGACCATCACCTTTTGAGTTGTGCTTAAATCTCCAGAATTTAACACCGTCTTGCTCATTATCTCTGTCGATAACTTTAACGATATAAAAACGTTTAGGATTGTAATTTTTAGCCAATTCTCTATCGGCTTCATTACCTGTGCTACGAAGTGCTTCGTTTACCTCGGTTAAAGGTGAACGCTTACCTTCATTTTTTCCTGGGTCATATAATTTAACCCACTTACCATCCACTTGGATTTCGTGGAACCATACCTCTTTAAATGGTGATGTACCATCCTTCATTGGGATGATTCTGATTCTTTTTTCTCCAGAAGACACACCTTTTGTTAAGATGGGTGCGAAATACTTTTTCAATCTCTCTTCTGAACTAACTCTTTGGGCTGCTCCCGCTGGTTGTTTGTTTTTCTCATACTGGTTGAGAATTGCATCTAATGCTGACATAATGTTACGTTTTAAATGAATAAATTTTGTTATGAGCTAATATAAATAAAAAAACCCGAATTAAAAAATCCAGGTTAATTATTTTAATAAAAATCGTTTTTTTAGCTAAATAGCGTGTTAGAACCTTAGGTAGGTTCCCCCCAATTAATTAAGTAGTTCGCAAAAGTACCCATAGAATCCGTTCTTTTAGTGACATTATACCCATAAGTGTTTTTTAACACATTTGCCATATTATCATCCATACTTCTTTCGTCAATAAAAGCATTGTACTGTCCTTGAGACGTTGCGCCGGTTATCACATTATTCACATATGATAATGAACTTCTTGTCGAATCTGTGTTTGTTGTTGCTAATGAACCTGATATCATTTTCTATATATTTTATTCTAATGTTAATTTGTAAGCTAATTTGTTTATTGTTGCCAACATTTCGTCTCTAATATTTAACAAATCACTATCTTTAGTTGGTTCTAATTCATTACTTAATGAAATTAAAAAACCTTTAATATTTTGTAAAAATTCAACAATTTTAACATCCGTTAAATTGTCAATTCTAATATTCTTGTCTTGCTCTTCCAAAACAAATCTACCTTGTTTACCCATAGCCGTTTCAACATACGTGTCGATAAAACCTTCTAATGTTGAGTATGTTTTACCAAATGCGATATGTCTTGCATATCCTTTAGTTTGCCAATGTAATATTCTTAATTGGACCTGTATTTCTAAAAATTTTTGAACACTAGTATTGAGTATCATCTTGTAATGGGTTGAATGTTTTTGCTATTTCATCCTTAGAGTAATTTTCAATGTCATTTTTAGTTAAAACGTATTCGTTTTTACCTGATGCTTGCATTTCAGCTTGCTTCATTGAGAAAAAATCATTAGGTTTTTGGTTAAAAGGATATGAGTCCAATGAACGCATTTCCAATTTCTCTTGTGGAGTTGTTGGTTTCATTGATTCAATTTTAGAACCTAATTCGTCTATTTTTAATAAAACCTGATCCATCTGCGCTAATTTTGTTTCCAAATCAGCTAACTTACTGAACGCGTCATCCATTTTTTGTAAAACGGCGGTATTTTCACCTTTTGACGATTCTAAGTCATTTTTTATATTTTTTGTCATGTTAACCAATTCGGTAACATCGACTTCTTCAGTATCACCGCCTGCTGCTGGAGCATCTAACGCCGGATTTTCTGGAAGTGCCCCTAAATCCGCTGCTGGAGCGTCTTCTGGTGCTGGAGTTAGTGACGCCGCAGGATCGGCTGGTGGTGGAGGCGCTGGTAATTCCTGTTCATTCAAATTTGAAGCATTTCTATTAATACTTTTAAATCTGTTTAATTCTTCAAGGAGTTTTTTTTCTAGCATGATTTTAATCTTGTAATAATTGTCTACCGTCTTCGGTAATATATTTTTTATTTATTCTTTCAACAATACCGTCTTTTGACTTAATTGTATAACACTCCCCGGTTTGTAAGTCACAAACCTCTTGTTCTTTTCCATCCTCAGATTGGGTTTTAACCATTTTTGGATTTAAGAACTGATCTATTGAACTGTTTCTATTATTTTCCATAACTTTATTTTATAAATATCTAAAAAATCTTAATTTTCACTATTCGGGCTTAAAATAAATAACGTAACCGTCTTGCACTTTTAACTTCCTCATTAATTGGGGTGACATTGCTATACCATAAGTTGTATCTGGTAAACCATTATGTACCGCGCCAGAAAACAGACCAGTTGTAAAGTTTATTGAAGGTAGAACTTTTAATGGATTTGGAACACCTGTATCAGTGGTATTCTTAGCCAAAAATGGGTTATAGAATATCATATTGATATTTGATATCTCAGATGCTGACTTGTTTGAAAAATCGAATCTAGTTGAGAAGTAATAATCAATATTTTCATTAATGTCGCCAAATGTTAAAATATTGTTGTTTTGAGCTTTTGTTGTAACGGTCATTTCTGTGTTGTTAGGTAATGTGTAGTTCGGCCCACCCATTTGAACCACTCTAGCACGTAGCCACTTGTCTTTAACACCGTTAATTGTGTGTTCAACATATTGGATATATTTTTCACCGTTCTGACCGTTGTATGGGATACCTGAAAGGAATCCGGATTCACTTAACACAACTTCCCCATTAACATTAAGTGGTCCTAAGTCGTATTCAACAGTTTTACCGTTTATCGTTGCACTCTTGGTTGTGGTTGTAACAGCATTTGCTTCTTGTTTTTTCTTAAACGCGGCCTTTAATATTTTGTCAAATAATGGTCTATATGCCGCAACAAAACTATCCTTTATGTTTGGTAAATTATCGTTGGGTATTCTAGCGCCTTTAAAAGTTGTGTCAATTTGATTCGCTTTAATACTGTGAGAAACTTCGGTGATAAAATATGTACCTTCAAACATAGGTATATTATTTAAATAAAAATACATTGTTGGTTGTATCATAGCGTTACCCATAGAAGAAACCTCACATGTGTATGAATATGTTCTATACAAATCAAATAAATTAACATCTACTTGATATGTGTTAGAACCAGATTGTGACCTACCTAAATTTTCATACGCCAAGAATGTTTCTGATGTTGGTGTTTTAGAATCTTGACTTAACGAAACGTTTTTAAACATACTTTGTGCTTGATCCCCAAAATTAACCTCAAAACCCACAACCCTATTTGACTTACTAAAATCTGTATCCATAAACAGTTGTTGTGAAACTAATAATGGATTTTTATTAACATTACGAATATCGGCACCGTCATTCTTAAATTTGTTTTTTGGACTAACCTCACCCATTGATAAGTGTTTTGATGATGGTCCTATATATTGTAAAATCATTTTAGGAGATGATTCTTGATAGTCAACTTCTAAAAATGTTCCAAATAAATTTCTAGCAAGATTTTTGGATGGGGTAATTCTTTTCTTGTCAGAAAAGTTTGTACCATAAAAATTAACGTAGGCCGGTAATGGTCTAAAGTCAATATTATTACCTTGAATTAAAATTGAAATCATACCCAATAAACTTTTATTTGCATTTCTTGGGTCTGCCAATGGTTTTAATCTATCCAAACTCATGTATAGTTCGTTGCCAATATCCTTATTAGCTCTATCTAAGAATAAAAATTCTTCCAAAAGATTTCTTTGTCCTAATGAATTACCAGAAACCCATTTATCATTAAACGATTTAAAGAAATTGTAGGTTTCTAATTTAGTTGTCTTGTCGGTATTAAAACCTCTATAAACCGTTACTGGAGTCGTTGTGTCGATTGGTAATTTTCCAACCTTCAACATCAATCCATTAAAATATGTATCAAATCTTTTTTCTTGTGGGATTACTATATTCTCATTTAGATATGCTCTAAAGGTTGTTACAGTAGGGTTATATGATGGGTTATCCACTAAGTTCTTAGCTAAATACCCCGCATATATTCTAGCTAGTAATCTATGTGAATAGATGTTTTCCTCATTTAATTCAACATTGGTTGTGGCGAAATAATCTAAATAATGCCCGTCAATATCTTCACCAACATATAATTTAATTAAATTTAAATTATCTGAAGTAACCTGTGAAACATCAAAATCATTATCTGAATATGTTTTGACTAACCCAGCAGCACCGTATAATGTGTAATTATCAATTTGTTTTGCATTCCCAATTGTTAACTTAACTAGGTTTTCATTCTTTAAAATGTCGTCAGTTATATTTTTTAATACAACTATTTGTTCTTTTATTATCGAATTAAAATCAGTTGCTGTTACATTTGCTTTTTTTAATGTAACAATTTCCCTTAATAATTCTTGAAAATTACTGTGCTTGTAACTAGTTGTTGTTGTTTTACCGTCTGTGTTTAATTTTAATGTTGAGAACTCTAAAAACATGGCTTCAAAGTCATCTAACATTTTTGGGCTAAATGTTGCCATCAAATCAATTACCTTTCTTTTATTTCCTTTTAACGAATATTCATTAGTTGTAATTGTTTTAAATTTCTCACCATATGTTGGCATTGTCAACCCACTATAATTTGGATAATCTTCGTTTTCTGGGTCCCAAATTAATTTAAATGAATCTTGTTCAATTTGTTTGTAATCAGTTTCTAAATCCTTAAGTTGATTTCCACCAAAAGAAGGTAACACAGTATAGTTTGCATTACTTGATGAAAGTATTGAATTGTCCACCATAAATGATAATGTGATACCATTACTTTGATATGGTAATGATGTTAATTTTCTAACAGCTCCAGAACTATAAGCAGATGCAAAGTTTGTTTTCATTTCGGAACTATTCAAAACTAAATCCCCTGCTTTCTCATTTCCAGTGGTAGTGCCTGGTGAAAAATAAACATATCCGTTAACCACTTGATGAAAGATGTCTTGATATAATGGGTAAAAACCAACAGTTTCTACTGGGAAAGAACTTGTTGTTCCAGTTGTATAAATTGTTGATCCACTAACATATGTTGTATCACCACCATAATTAAACGTGGTACCTGACGTGTTATCAAAAAATTTACTAGATGTAATTGAATTTGTAACACCAGAAATTATATCAACACCTTCAGTTAAATATTTTTTATATCTATGGTAGATTGACCCCCATTTTAAAATTAAATGGTATGGTATAAAATGCGATGCGCCAACCTCTCTAAAAAGGTTAGACATTAATATTTTACTATTACCATTATACTCTATAATATCATCTAAATCCTTAAATGGTAATGAGTTTAATAAAAGATATGCTGAACCAGAGTATCTTCCTACGTTACCACCTTTAAAAAAGTCAGAATATATTTGGTTGTGGAAATATGGTGTATTTAATATGTTTCTAGTAGTTCCACTTAATTCAATTTTATTTATAAATAAATTATCTTTATACGTGTCATTAATCCACATTTTAGGTTCAATAGGTGAACTAATAAATGAATCATTTGAATTTATTGACAATATATCATTAAACTTAAAATCGTCACCATTTAGTGCTCTACCTAAGTAATTCTTATATGTTGTTGAACCAAACGGATATTCTTCAAATCGATATTCTTGAACCTCGTATTTTTTTATACTATTTTTTAAAGCGTCATATGAACCATCTGTATAATCAACTTTTCTAATTTTATCATATTCTTCAATTTTAAAATCTCTTTCAATTATCTCTTTTAAATAATCAACAGTTGCTATCTTGTCTTTGTAATAAGGGTGTCTTTCAAATGGAGAATAACTTGTTAAATATTTTTCATACCCAGCGGTTCCGGATAAAAGATATTCTTTATATATCGGACCTCTTAACATTGCTTTTAAATCAGGATCGTTATTTAACGCTCCCTCAATTGTTTCATACTCCTTATCTCTTAATTCTACAATAGCGTCTGTTGAAAATGACTCATATGATGTTGAATAAAAACCTCTTTCATATACTTCATACAATAAATTACTAATTGTTTTATCATTATATCCCTTCATATTTGATATGTTAAATAATGTTGAGATATTATTAACAACTCTATCATCATTATCTTTAGGGAATATGTAATTTAACTTACTAACATCAATTTCATTATTTGTTAATGGATCAACTCTTTTAGTTGCAACAGATTCGTATGTCTCAATAAATTCAACTTCCGGCCAAATAATTGGGTCATTTGCTTTAATGCCATTTGCGATTTGTGCGTCGCCTGGATACATTAAAGTTGACGTGTTTTCGTTAATTTGTTTCTTAACTTGTGGCCAAGGATATAATCCCTCATTTTTGTTATCTACAATACTTCTTGCTGTTAGTATTGATTGTCTTTCTTTTGAACTTTGAATTGCTTTAACGTGAACATCTTTCATTAAACGAATGTAAGTGTCTGCATTAGCACATATCACGGCAAATATATTTCTGATTGTTGGTTTAAACCCGATACCTA